CGGGACCCTTTACCGTGCTTGCTGCCTTCATTACCCCGTGAACCGGGTCCATTCCTTGTCCGTATGCCATTTCAAATCATCTCCTTTATTTCTTCGTAGGTCTTGGCTCTCATGTTGCCTTCATCCCCTGCGAGTGTTCCGTTCCATGCGCTTGCCCAAGCGTTGTATGCGCGGGCGTAGATGCCCTCATCGGACTCTACAAGTCTGCCGTTTAGGAAGTTAGCCACAACGGGCGTCTCTTCCTCGGATGCAACAACGGGTGTTTCCATCTCGGCAGGGCTATCATCTATAGGCTTCATCTCAACTGCGGTTGGCTCAGGGTGAGATGCCTCCCACGAAGCAATCAGATTCTCAAGAGTTTCTGACTGTAGGTCTTCGTGACCGGACATTCCGATTTCAGTTGCTCTCTCAACGAGAGAAGCGCGAGCCTCCTCAGCGCGAGCCTCTTCTGCTGCCTCGAACTCCGCAACGCGGGAAGAAGCAAGCACTAGGTCTGCTTTGAGGGACTCAATCTGAGCCTCGTAGTCGATTTCTGGGGTTACATTTTCTTCTGACATGTTATTCACCAAATCCTTACTAACTCCCGCAGACTCCGAGTGTGATATAAAGGTTGCCTTGATTGATGCCTCTTTTTCGATTCTCTTTATACTTTCTATATTGGCCCGTTCATAGGCTGGACGGTACACAATAGCCAAATGGTCAAAGGTAAAATCTTCTCCAAACATAATACCGTTGTCGTCAGCGGAGACAGGAATGCCCGACCCGCCGATGCTAACACCGTAATCTTCTTTCAGGTACATGCCGGACTCTAAAGTTTCAAACAACTGTGGTTCGGTTACGTGTGCGACATATCTAACTTCATACCCACCTGCTATAGTAGGTAGGAAAGTCGCAGAAGTAATTACTCCAACATTTGCCTTGACTATACCTCCATCTGTGTTGCGACCAAAGCCCCCCTCTCCCTCAATCGGGTCAGGATGGTCTAATGTGAGGTCTGCGCCCTCCATTTGTCGCGCAACTTGTCTAGCACCCTCTTTTGTCAAAGCCCACTTGTTCTTATTCATGCCATCATGGAAAGCAATGCCCATAATCTCGATAACAGTGTTTCCTGTGGATGCTTCTACAAATGCGTTAGTGGCATCTATTGAAAGGTCAAGCGTCACGGCAACCTTTCTGCACTCACCGTCAACAAACTCTTCGTCTATACCGCACTCAGAAGCATATTTCTTTTTGTACATACCTGCTTCTTCTTCTTCTTTTTCTTTGTAGCCTTCTACGTCAAACTCATGTCCTTCATGCGCTTTCATACATTCTTCTCGGCTGTTACCCATAGCCTGACACCTTGACATAAACTCTTCGTGGCTTTCGCCATCTTTAGGAGAGGGAAGTGCTGCTTCCTTAGATACATTCATGCAATCACCCATTTCAGCACACTTTGCCTGTGTCATGCAATCAGCACAAACTTTGTAATCTGCTTCTGCGGCCTTTTTAATAGGCACACAATTAGGAACTTTTCGCCCGTTCTTCATCTTCATCCCGTATTGCTCATAGCCTTCGGTGCAGGGGTCATTCTTCCTCTTTGCTAGACTCTCGATTTCTTCTGGGCCTTCTTCATCATCGTCATCATCATTGCATCCACAACCACAAGGAGCGGAGGCTTCGACCTTTGTACCGCCTCGCCACTGTCTGCAAGACCAATAGCGCGCCTTCCACTTTGGGCCGGGAGAATCGCAGTTGTGTCGGCTTCGGAAGTTCTTTCTTCTTTCGGGGTCATCTCTCTTGATTTCCATATTCGGGTCGCCAAACCTTACGATAACCACGGTGCCACTACCATTCTTGGTATAAACACCGAACTTCTTTTTTGCGCCGGGTGTACGGAAAGGTTTGTTAAGAGTAACCTTTCGACCCTGATACTCTGCTGCTATTGCGTTTTGATGTTCATCAACTACATGTTCATTCCAATTTTCGTAGGCTACAACCTCTCCACCACAACCACATCCGCACGACATGGTAGCCCGACGACTCATGTGATTTATTAATGCTTCTTTCTTCTTCTATAAGAGCGGTTGGCCCACCATATGGAAAAACCCCAATTCATTACGCCTATTACTACTATACCTAAAGGAATTATATGATTTGAGTCCATAATGTATCCGACAACTCCCCATCATAGTACAGATTAAAGTTTACAGCATGGGACTCTTCATGTCTCTCTGCTATGTCATAGAAATCCAAATATTTAGTATCCCATTCCATATGGTAAGTAGTAAAGTTATCTTCCATGTAAAGTAGTGAGTTATTACGACTATCCAGCAATTCCACTTGCATCATAAAAGTTACGTTTGCTTGGCAGGAGAAATCAACATCAAACTCGTTATAGACCGAAGTGTTATTTTCAGCCCAATAGGAAATTGCGTCATAGATATATGCGTAACAGTCCTCAGTTATCTCCTCCTCTTCTTCGGGATACTCACAAGAGCCATCTTCGTGCGTAGCAGTTTCGTTGTAGTTTATTGCCGCAGGGTCAGTACAACCATAGATTGCATTCTCTTCTTCTGCCATGTCGTACTCAAAGTCTATTAACTCTAAAGCGTAAAGAAATATAGTACCATTTTCTACTAAGATGTTTACTCTATGTGTACCTTCTGAAATATTCTCAAAAGTGAATAATCCGGTATCGGTATTTCTAAATGGCGCGCTTTCTTCACTATACTCTTCTCCATCAAAGGTCACATTGTAGAAAACAGTATGGACATTGTTGCACCACGCATTATCTAGAATATCCACTGTGACGTACAAATCACCATCAACAATATAGTGGTCTGCTACAATCAACCAATCTTCTTCACAGTCAGGAAGGTAAGGGTTGCGGTCTGGGTCATCACCGACCCAATCAACAAGCGAATCTACCGCGAAGGAGATAAAACCAACTTCGTTAAGACCTGCTAGGAGCATGGCTATGACTGAACCTATAGTAATCATCAAGGCTCGCAATTCTTGAAATCGCGCATTCAATTCCTGAATGATGTTCTGTTCCTCATCTCCGCTCATGGTATTCCCATCAAAGAAGTGATTATTCAATATTTTCTTCTGCGCCCGGCTGTGAGTTTTCGCGCGGTAACTCAGTATCTACTCCTTCGGGAGTAGTATTGACCGGAGTTACATCTTTTCTTTCATCTCCCTCTGTTGCCTCTGGAAGGTTTAGAATATCAAGTGCCTGATTGAGTGTTAGGATGCCTGCGTCGTATCCCATGGTGACTCTTTGCATGACATTGAGTGGGGTTTCGCTGTCCATAGCGTCAAACCGAATAGTAGGTAGGTCTGCCTTTTTATGCTCTATCCCCAAAAGATTTAAGTGAATAGAAAACAAATCCATACAATGCGCGGCTAAGATACTGTGCATTCGGCTAATGGCTTGTACGGCCCATAGATTAGCGTTAAAAGTTGCGGCGAATGTGCTACCCCTCTCTTGACCTGCGGCCACTCGCGGTACCTGTAGCACGGCTGCTATATCTGCGTTTATAGCATCCAAGAAGTCGCCACTGTTAGGTAGGCTATTCTCTAGGTTTACGTGATGCAAGTCAACGTAGTGTGGTAGCACAGGTATTTGGTCGCCTCGCAGTCCCTCGAATAGTTTGATAACTTCACCCATAATGTGATTTAATCTTTCGCTTTGTTCGGCGGGGTCTTGAATGTGTTCTATAGCAGACTTGTCAATAGTGATGTATTGCTTGGTCATGCTATCTTCCAACGATAGGCGGTTGTTTAGGCTGTTGTACTTCATGCGGATTGCTTGCTTGAGCGCGGAGAATCTGGATGCTCCCCAGACGCCGTAGGTCTTTCTACCCTTGTTGTCCACAAACCAATTAGAACGATAGTCTACGCGAATGTGTAAAATTTCGCTGGCAGGTATCTCGCGCGTGTTAAGTTTCATCTCGCGTAGTAGATACTTGGTTGCTCTAGTAATTGGGTTGTCTTCGGTAGCATCGAAAGTACTATCAAGCCCGCCCCGTTCATCAACGATGGTGATTTGCTTGACAGGTAGGCTTTGTAGAGCGGTAATTCCTTCTCCTTGCTTTCCTACTATCTTGTTAATGTCGTTTCCGTAAACCATGAGGTTTCTGAGAGCGGTAATCAGGATGTCGTCAAAGTCAAGCGTGTCCTCAACCAACTCGCGCACAGCGTTTCTGATAGTGGCGTTTTTTCCTTTGTTGTAGTTTATCTCGTAATTGTTGGCCGTGAGGCTGACAGCGCGAACAGCACCGTTTAGTTCAGGGTCAAGTTTTAGCATGAGGTCGTACATGTCAAACTCATTGTCGTAGTTGCTGTCCTTGTTGAGCCTCTCCGTGTCTCTTACAAGGTCTGGAATGCCTGCTACTGCTTTAAATCCTTCGTTTTTCATACCTACTCTCTTATTTAGTTGTGGGGTTTCCTCATTTGTCGAGGCCCAAAACTGATACCACTTACGCTCGGCCATATTTATACGAAAATACGACTGTTTATTAACCTTTTCCCTATATTTTTCCTTTTTTTCCGTTATTTACTGAAAAAATAAAACGTGCTACTG